CGGCATCCTCCAGCGTCTCCACGATGGCCGAAGCGATGGCTACCGGGATTTGCGACTACCTGACCGCCTGACGCCACGGGCGACGAACTCGACCGCTAGCGCGGCGGGTTGTCAGTGGTGTTGTGCAAAGAATCGACGCGCATCATGCATCGGAGGATTTCGGCGGCGACTTGCGGCACGATGGCGTTTCCAAGTCCGTGCAATCTGTCCACCCGACTGGGTATCCCATGAGCCATTCCATCCACCGGATATTCGTTTTCGCCTTCCCACCGTGCGCCAGTATCACCTCGCCCGTTGTCCCAAGTTGCTTCCCAATGCGCTTCCTCCTTTGAAGATATTCCAGGTTCGCTACATCCGTCTTGTGGCACAATGCCTCTGGCGTGGGCCAGAATCCACACCCTATCCCTTCGGTGACTGGCATCCACGGCACAAGCCGGAAGCACGGTCGCCCCGCAGGAGTAGCCGATGGAGTCCAATTCAGAAAGCACTTGGTCGAGGCCCAGTGTGATGTGACCAGCAACATTTTCACAGAGCACCATGCGAGGTCGGCACTCCTCAATAATTCGGCGCACTTCCGGCCAGAGGTGACGGTCATCATCCGCGCCTTTTCGCTCCCCGGCGTGGCTGAAAGGTTGGCAAGGGTATCCGCCGGTAATAAGGTCAATTCGTCCATAGTTGTTTGGTTTCAGAGTCTTTACGTCGTTGTGTATTGGCACACCTGGGAAGTTCTTTTGCAGCACCCTTACGGCATAGGGATTGATCTCACAGAATGCCGCCGTTTGGATTCCGCCCACCATCTGAGCCGCAAGCGCGAACCCGCCGATGCCACTGAACAAATCTAGATGCACAACAAGGCGCGGAAGGGCAACGCCGATAACGTCGGTGGCGAGTTGGGGCTTCATTTTCGGCGTGCCTCCACTTGATCGTTCTCGAGATTCGCCACAAACCGCGAGAACGGCGATGGCGCGTGCGGCTTGCGCTCCTTCCGCGCCAGCCACCGCGCCAGCTCCTCCTCCGCGAGCTTCCGGCCCGCTTTGGACTTTGCGCCGGCCACGTTGGCACGGAGCGCGTCGGTGATGGGGCTGGCGGTCATGGCTCGACGATGGTTGCTGGCCCGCGAACATCCGCGTCACCGGGTCCGGGGTTGAGGTGGTTGATTGCGACAAGGGCGGCGTAGAGGGCGGCCAGGATTAGGATGAGCTTCATGGGAGAAAAGCCCGCCGTGGTTAGCGGCGGGCTGGGTGGGAGCTTCATGGTTTTGTGACTTGAAAGACAAAAACCGAATTGGAGAAATCCTCGTCGGTAAGGATTGTGATGCTCGCGCTTGTTTCACTGATGATTTCAACAGCCGAAACTTTGTTGCGAGCGATGAAGGCGGACTTGGCGGCGGCGGAGTGGAAGTGGAGCGTTGCGTTCGACATGCGGTGAACCTACCCCGCCGGATGATTTCCGCAAGAAAAGAATCAAGTTTCTGCGCAATCGTTGGAAGCAGTAGGCAGTTTTTCCATCGCCCACTTCAAATAACAGGCTTGATCTAGGCATTCTTCGTAGGCGTGTTGCAGTCTCGCCCGCAATTCTAGATCGTTTTGCGCGAGCGTCATTCCATACTTGGCAATGCCGATCCGCTGCCGTGCCGCGATGTCCGCGCAGACCTGGGCTTCGATGCCGGTTGGTTGATCGTTCATGGTTTTTTGCGTTCGATGTGGCTCAGGATTCTGAATATCAGATTAGCGAGCCGTGGATGGCCGGCCAGGATCACGGCTAGGGATCGGGATAGGTGACTCATGGCTCGTGCTTAAAATCGACGATCACTCGCGCCATTTGAACTGCCGTCTTGACCGGCTTCGCCTTCTTGCCGTTCGCGCCGGCCAGCATTCCGTGCCCGCCGCGACCGTTGTCCCACAGCCACCAGTCAAGCCAGCCGTCCGGGTCGATGATTTGCACGGCGTCTTCAAATGCGCCCCAGATGGATTCGTGCAGCTCGCCCTCGGTGTCCATGCACCCGGCCTTGATCGCTGCGTTGCAGGCATCGTCTAAGCGATTGTATGAGGCTGTCAGGGTTTCGATGATGCCTTGCCAGTGTTTGATTTGTTTTGTGCGGTTCATTTTGTTTGATGGGTAAGCGAGCAGTTTCTCGACATGCTCAGGTCGGCATGGGGAAATCAGAGCAGCGTCAACTGCGACTTGGCGTTTGCGAGGTTTTGCGAAGCTTGGTTGAAATACGATTCTTTTAGCTCACTGCCGGTGAACTTACGGCCAAGCTCAAGCGACATCACGCCTTCGCTTCCGATGCCGGTAAACGGCGAATAAACCAAATCGCCAGGATTTGACCACAGCGTCACGGCTCGTTCGATGACATCGAGCTGGAGAGGGCAAAGGTGTTTTTCGTCGGAGGGGCATCGAGCGGCCCTCACGTTAAGGACGTTAGTTTGCCGAATGTCCATCCAAACGGGAGAAGCCCACTGCTGCCACTGATCCAACGGGAAATCCTCGCGGGAATGCGTCACCGGGTTCTCCTTCATTTCCTCGGGATCACCCCACTTGCGGAAGATCATCAGATACTCCGCCATGCCGGTGCGCGTGTATTTCGAGTTGCCGCGAAGCTGCTTGTAAAGCAAGCCTTGCGCTTTTGTCCGCTGCATCTCAATCACGGGGTCTTTCCAGATTGTAACCTCGGCATGGTAAGCCCATCCAAGCTCAACGTGGGCGCGGATGATTTCACCCCGAAAGTCTCGCATCCCCGCCTTGCCGTCCCGGTTCGTGTAGTTCACGAGGTTCTTGCAATGCACAGCGGAAAGGCAACCGGGTTTTGTGATTCTCATCTTTTCAGCGATCAGGAACTTGTAATGCTCCATAAACTCCGCGTCATTGGAACAATTCCCCATGTCCTGCGCATCGGCGCTGTAGATGTAGAGCGAGGCGAACGGCGGCGAGTAGATTGAAAAGTCAATCGAGTTGTCAGCTAGCGACCGCGCATAGCGGACGCAATCGGCATTGGCCACAGTCCACCCGTCGCCCGTTTTTGTAGTAATGTCAGTTTTCATTGTCAGTTGCTTGTCGTCTTCGTTCCTGAGATATTTTGCCGCTTGTTTCATCGCGACCTGCATTTTCCGGTGAGCGTCAATCTTCGTGTTGACCACGGAAAGGATGCTTTGCTCATTCGGACCTTGGATCACCCATGCCGTCACCGGAAGCTTTTGGCCGAAGCGGTAGGACCGGCGAAGCGCCTGGTAGAACTCCTCGAATGAGTAGGTCAACCCGACGAAAACCACCGTGCTGCAATGCTGCCAGTTCAGGCCGTGGCCTGCGATCCCTGGCTTGGTGATGATGACCCGTGACGAGCCGGTCGTGAACGATTCCAGCTTGGACTCCTTTTGCACCGAGGTGTCACTACCCCGAACCTCAATGGCTTCCGGGATCAACCTTTGCAGCTCGTCCGCTTCGTAATTCGTGTTGCACCAAACAATAACCGGCCCGTCAGTGCATGCCACAATGCGCGCGGCTTCCTTGCATCGAGCCGGGCAGGAAATCCGCATCTCCCTGTGAATCGTCGTAGCGTTCAGTTCCGGGTTGCGGAAAAGCTCGCCGTCGTCAGCGCCTTCCGTTTCGTCAATTTCAACGAAAACCGGAGTCATGGTGAGTTGAGGAAGGACGTAAGCCGATCCGTCAAAGCCGATATCTTCAGGGTTGGAAACGCAAGCGGCCCAACCCGAAACCCATTCCCAAAAGTCAGCCTCCGCGTGGCCCTTGAGTCGGTAGCTGCCAAAGTTCATCGTGTCGTTGATGAACCAGCGGGAAAGCATCTCATTCGACGGCATCACCCCAAGGAACTCGGCGTGCTGGCCAAACTCCATGAAGTCATTGGGCGCTGGCGTAGCAGTGCAACAGAGCCGGTAGGGATGATGGGCGAAAGTATCAGTCAGGAGCTTTCGGGTCTTTCCGGTGAAGTTCTTGAGGATTGAGCTTTCATCAAGCACGACTCCGACAAATTGCGAAGCGTCGAAGTGTTCCAGCTTTTCGTAATTGGTGACGAAGATTCCGCTGCCTGCGCATTCGTCCTGGTCTTTGACCACCTTGGCGGCAATTCCAAACTTCGTCGCTTCCTTCATCGTCTGATGAGCGACGGCGAGCGGAGTGAGGATCAACACCATGCCGCCCGTGTGCATCGCTACCTGATGCGCCCACTCGAGCTGCTGGAGGGTTTTCCCAAGCCCGCAATCCTCGAATAAGGCAGCGCGTCCTTGCTTGACCGCCCACTTGACGACGTGAGCCTGCCAGTCGAAAAGAGGCGCGGTGATTGGCAGCGGGTCAAAGCCTTGAGACTTTGCCTTGCGGCCCTTGGTTTTAACGAAGTCGTCGTAAGTGGTATTTGTCATGCGCCGGACTCGCTACCCCTCCGCCGGTCCCGCCTCAACAAAAAAGGCGCATCCCGCGAAAATAAACCTGACGAAAAAACTTGCCAGTCGTTCCGCCCTTACGCGCCGTAAGCCTCGCTCGCCGGTCAAGTTTTTCCCGCTGTATGACACAAATAAACTTTACGCTTTTTCTCGTCAAACGAGCCGGTCGAGAGGATTGTGCGGCTGTCAACCGACACACACCATGACACCAACCCAGATCGCCAACCTTGAGGCCGACTACCTCCAGCGGGCCAGAATGGCCAAGGTCTACAACGACTACGTCACCGCCGCCACTTGGGAGAACGCCGCGAGCCTACTCGTCCAGGCATCCAGCAAACCCGCCCGCCGCCGCACTCGCCGTTTCAACGAATCCTTTCCAGTCGGATACCGCTCAGCGCCATGAGCATCCTTGCCGCCATCTTCATTTTTACGGCGATTAACATTACCGCAATCGTCGCCTTTAACCTTCTTTCCCGCTTCAACTCTCAACGATGAAAACGCCGATCACCGATGCCGCCGACGATTATCAAATCAGGGCCGTTGCGCAAAAGCTGGAACTCGACCGCGCCGCGCTGATGGACGCTTTGTGCGAAATCCACATCCTCTCCCACGATTACAGTGGAGAAGGATCCATTGCGCTGAAAGCCATTGAAGCCGCCCGCGCCAACTTTCCAAACGCATGAAACACCACGAATACGCCAACCTGTTCCCGATGCTCCCAGACGCGGAGCTTCAGTCTCTTGCTGCCGACATTGCAGCGAATGGGCTTCAAACTCCAATTACCACGCTGGACGACATGATCCTAGACGGTCGCAACCGGCACCGCGCCTGCGAGATTGCCGGGGTCGATCCTACCTTTGAAGAATACCTCGGCGGCGATCCGCTGGGATTCGTGGTGTCCCACAACTTGCACCGCCGCCACCTGACCAATGGGCAGCGGTCCATGATCGCGGCGAGGCTGGCGGATTTGAAGCATGGGACCAACCGGCACAATCTAGATGCACCAATTGGTGCATCTAGCCCCGAAGGCAAGACCCGCGACGAAGCCGCCGCCCAAATGAAGATTGGCCGAAGCAGCTTGGACCGTGCCAAGAAAGTTCAGCGCGATGGCATCCCTGAGTTGGTGCAAGCCGTCGATTCGGGCGAGATTTCCGTTAATGCCGCGTGGGGGGTTTCGAGTCTTCCCGCAGATGAGCAAGCCGCCGCCCTCGCCGATGGTGTTAAAGCGGTGAAAGCCAAGGGGAAGAAGGCCAGGGAAGCAGCAAAGAAGCCGGGACAGGGAAAGCCTCAAGCGCAACCTGAATCCAAACCTGCCCGCAAATCAGCGGTTCCATCTAAGGAAGAAATTCTCAAAGACCAGCGGCGGGTGTTGGGCAACTTGAAGGCGGCATGGTCCGCAGCGCCAACCGCTATTCGCGAGGAATTCCTTGCGTGGGTTGAGGCCACAAAGATTTCTACGAACGCGTGATTTTAGAAGCACTACACCAAATAACAAAATGAAACGAGACACAAGAAGCCTGTTTAAGATCGAATGGAAAACACCGCAGCAACTGGTGGTGAAAATTACTCCTGAGGACGCCGAGAAGATTCTGGCAAACTACAACCACGGAAACCGCCTATTGCGCGGCGGTGGCGCGAGATACATCGCGCTTCAAATCCGGGCCGGGGAATGGGTCGAGGATCACCCGCAGCCCATTTGCTTTTCTAAGCAAGGGGTGCTTCTTGATGGGCAACATCGGATTGCCGGGATCGCGATGGCGAAAGAAGAGGTATGGGCCTCCGTCCGGTTTGGGGTTGATCCAAGTGTTATGAAGTATTTAGACACTGGAATCACCAGGTCGTTATGCGACCGTGTTCAATTTGTTCAAAACACTAACGTTAACAAGAATATCGCGTCCATGGTGTCGAAGCGGTATCAAATGACGGTCAAGGGTAAGCCTAGCCCCGAATCAGCTCTTTTTATCTATTACGAGATGGAAGATTCTTATCGGACTATTGCAGAGCTTAGAAAAACAAACCGGTTCCTTGCGACCTCAATTGTCGCCCTTGCCTTCGCGGACTACCATAGCCGTTACGGTCAAGAGGCGCTGGAAATGTATTGTGAGCTTTTCAAAATCTCTACTACTTGCCAGCCCATTCAGGCGCTAAAGAACTACCTGACTACAACGAAGATGGTAGGCACAACCCAGTATCCATACATCGTTTCCGCTTGCCTTGCCAACCATGAGGGCCGCGAAGTCAAAGTTCTCCGGGCTGCGTCTTGGCGTTAATTTCGAGTATTGCAAAAAGCCAAATGAACCTAACCATAACCAACCCGCCAGTCGTCGAAACCGATCCGCTGGTAATTGTCCGAACCTCGTTGCCAACCGACGCCAAATACGACTCCGAAACCAAACGTTACAACGGCAAGCTTGCCCGCGTGAACGTCCGGAACGGCTACGATCTTGCGCTGATCAAAATGTTGCGCTACGGAATCGACTACTTTGCGCCCGCCAATGGCGACGGAATCCTTGTTAACCCTGACCTACTCAAACGATGAAGACTAAAAAGAAATACCCGAACAACGGTCCGTCATTACAAGCCCAGAAATGGATGGAGCGTCCACGCTTTTACCGCGCCGAACTGTTGGCTTATTTTAAGTCGGCCACCCATGTCACCCGCCCTGAAACCCGCGCAATCCTTGATTTGCCATGACCTACCAAGAAGCCGCCACACACCTACTGGCATCCGCAACCTACCGCATGTCGATGCCCGAGCGATCCGCCTGCGAGGCGATCCAAGCTGGTAACAACGACGACGAAAGCTGCCGCGTGATGCGCCAACTCATGACTGAGTTTGCCCGCGAGCTTGCCGCTGCCCGACCAATCGAGCCGGTCGCGCCAATCGAGACCGCTGACCAGGAGGGCGCTGCATTGCTATGACCTCCGACGCAACCCGAACCGCCAGTGCCATCGCCCTTGTCTTGTGCGTCGTAACCTTCGTGATCCTGCTCGCCACCGGATGCCGGGATTTCGAGGGCTACGTTGCCGTTTGCCTCCTTGCCGTAATGGCAATCTTTGTCGGATCAACCTCCGATGCGTAACACTTTCCTATGTGGGGAACCGGGCGGCATGTGCCACGTCGTTTTTCATCCGTTGAGGGTGGGATTGCTTACGACAGCCCGGAAACTTTCCAGCGCCCTTGATGCCGTCCCTTGTGGGAGACAGCACGGCACAAGGGCAACCTTTTCTGATACCATGACAACCAACACACGAGAACTACTCGCCGCAAACGAAGCTTTGCGCGCCGAATATCCAACCGCTTGCATCGTTGATGCCGCGATGGATTGCAAGGGATTCAAGCTGACCGTCATCCCGGCCAGCATCCATGAAGATAGCCAGGTCGGCAGAGGCGCAACCGTCGAGGATGCAATGGCTGACCTCCGCGCCAAGTTCATCGCAAACGATCCGGTCGCAAAGATCCGCAAGCAGGCCGAAGAACTCGGCTATGGGCTTTTGAAGCTCCCGCAAGACTAACCAACGAACAGCATGAAATCAGAAACATTCGACGGCAAAGTCGGCCAGATGAAGACCAAATCGAACTGGCTCGCGTCCGAGGACTTCCTTGGGATTGGCGATGTCACGCTAACCATTGAAGCGATCAAGAAGCACACCGACGTTCCTATGGATGCGGGCCGGGTTGAAAAGGAACTGTTCGCGGTTCATTTCGCCGGATCTCCAAAGGGGATGATCCTCAACGCCACGAATCGCAAGTCACTCTCGGCATCATTCGGGGCCGATACGAAGAGGTGGATCGGGCAGAAAGTGACGCTCTACGTTGCTGATGGGATCAGGAAACCCGGTGGCAAATCCGGCGAGACGACAACCGGACTGCGCATTCGTCCGATTGTCGGCAACAATCCGCTGCTGAATGGAGGTGGCGCATGAGCGAGGCAATCGACGGAGAACCGGCATTCCCAGTGCCCGTGGGTGAACGCGAATTCTGGGATCGCGAGGAAAACGGAAGCCCTAATGGCATGAGCCTTCGCGACTACTTCGCGGCGGCGGCTTTGCAGGGGGTTATTGCCCACATTATCAGCGTGGGAAATTCGAACGGCAGCGCGCTGAGGTATGCCGAGTGCGCATACGAATACGCCGACGCCATGCTCGTGGCAAGAAAGGAGGGCGCATGACCTGGCCCGCAATCGGAATCCACCGGGACATTAACCCGACCGACTATTTCGCGCTCAGCCACCTCGACGGCGCGGTCGTCCGATCGAACTCGACGCTGAAGGCATTCGACCAAGATCCGGCGCTTTTCCATGCCGGCCACCGGAAGTCGCCAACCAAAGCGATGACAGCCGGGAGCCTGTTCGACTGCCTGCTGACGAGTCCCGCCCGGTTTGGCGACGAGTTCATCGTCTCGCCCTTCGACGAGTTTCGAAGCTCAGAATCCAAACAGTGGCGCGACGAGCAGACGAAGACCGTCATCAAGCAATCCGACCTCGACCTAGCGGTTGAGTCGATCAAAGCGATTCAATCCGACCCGCGCTGGCTGGCGATCACGGCCGGCGATTGCGGATTCCAGGTTGCGATGCGGGCCGACATCGACGGCAAGCCATTTAAAGCGTTGATGGACGTTCTGCCAGACAAGGACGGCGCATTCGGTGACGCCATCGTGGACATCAAGCGATTCGGCAGCATGGACACACTCAAGGAGGTGTTGCGGAACTGCGAAAAGTTCCAATACAACTATCAAGGCGGGCTTTACCGGGGCATAGCGCGACTGCTTGGCGAAAAGCGGAATCGTTATCTGCTCTACATCGTCCCGACTAACCCGCCAATCACGCCGTGCCTGATTGAGCTTGGCGAGAACATGCTTGCAACCGGCGCACATGCCATCTTGCGGATGAGTCAGCGGATGGCGGAATGCGAGGCGAGCGGAATCTGGCCGGGGCGATTCGATGGCATCAAGCGGGTTGACCAGGCGGAAGAGGGATGGGGATGGAAGGAAGTTGAAACCGAATTGGAAGAATGCGATGGAAAGGAGTCAGCATGAGTGACCGACCAACACCGGAGACAGACGCCGCAACGCTTAACAAGTGGCAAGATAGCTGTCCGCTTCAAGTGGTGCCGAAATCACTTGCGGTTTCGCTTGAGCGCCAGCGCGACGAGCTGCTGGAGGCGCTTTTTGCCATCGACGAACGATTCATTGATGGCTGCGACACTTACGACGACTGGCAATTCATGGGGCAAACTGCCCGAGCCGCCATCGTCGCCGGGAAAGGAGGCGAGGGATGATCGACCAAGAAACATACTTCGACGGGCTAGTCGGCAAGCGCGTCATCGTCATTTGGCGCGATCAAAGCAGCGACTGGATCGCCTTTCGACTTCTTTGGGAGGACTGCGGCAACGTGAAATTGCAAGGCGTGGCTTCACCGGACGGAAGCATGCACGACGGCAGTTGTGTGATTTGCCCAGTTAGTGACATCCGGGACATCATCGAGTGGAAGGAGGTTCCATGACCCTCTGGGCCAAACGAACAGACGGCAACCACGCCGAGATCCGGCAGGCTATGCGCGATGCCGGGTCGGAAGTCGAAGACCTATCCGGCAGCGGCAAGGGGATGCCTGATACGCTCGTTTGGACTCCCCACACCGGGCTGATGCTCGTCGAGATTAAGATGCCAAAAGGCACACTCACGGCGCACCAGGTGCGATTCCATGCGAGGTTCCCAGTTCACATCGTGCGATCCGTGGATGATGCGATAGAACTTATCAAGAACACCTAGCGCAGGCATCGCCGGAGACGGCACAGAAAACTTATGAGCAAAAATCAAGACCCCGAGGCGGCGGAAACCGTCCCAACAACGAGCGTCCCGGCGGTTGATCTGCCGCGACTTGTTCGCTTGTC